AATTAAGCAACGTAACCAATGAAGTTTCGTCGTCGGTTGTAACAAACAAAGTTACCCCAGTTATCCATGTGGACTTCGCGTACGGTATGCTGACGGGCTGCCTTTTCAGGCTTGTGTCGTACCATGTGCTTGCCCTTACGGAAGAAGTAGCGAAGCGTTCGCCAGTTCACACCGTAGATCGGATCACTGGTGTCATTGGTTTGCAGGTAAGGAACCCAAACGACTGGGTTACCCTTAAAGACTGCACTACCGGCATACTTCGCAAGGTCAACACCGAGGTTGTCATTGCGACCTTCCAACAGCTTTTCGAGCTTCTCAACTACGTCGTAGTTGGTGTAGAAGCCCCAATCGCTTTCCCCACCACGAGCCAATTCGGCGTAGTTGCGAGGCGCTTGGAAGTTCGTGAACGCAATCGCCTTTCGCCACTTGGCGAGGGCATCGTCACGACTGATACTGGTATAGTTAAAAGCCCAGTTCTTCCAGTTCGAGTAAGTCGAGCTGGAGAGACCACCGGCACCACTGGTGAAACCACTGGGGTTTCCACCCGTAAAACCACCACCAGGGGTCGTTGTGGATTTCTGAATCCAAAACGGCACACCACTGGGCGGTCGAGGTGACACAGTACTGCTACTGGGAGCAGACCACATGGCTTCTTCCATGTGCTCGAAGAAATCGTTGTACATCGAGTGTTCGCGTACTTCGATTTCCCGAATGATCGTTTCACGATCACTCTGCATGTTGTCCTCGTCAATGTCATAACTGAAATTGACGGTCTGCTTTGACCACTGCTGCTTGGCAGATTGTGTCAAGTCTTTGACACCAGTTGCGTCTACAGCATACAGTTCACTGTTCTTGGCAGTCCCAGTATTAGTTACTTGGACCTTCCAGTTCAGTTGAACACCACCCTTTTCAGGGTCCTTACCCTTACGTTTAAACATCTTCGAAGCAAAGATGTGATGCTGATTATCCAAGGATATATCAACCCACCGGCGCTTCTTGAAGTTGTCAAGCGTAAGATTGACAAAATCATCTAGTTGGTCGGGAAGCAAAGGCATTATCCGACTCCTATATTACAGCCACTCTACAGATCCCCATTGTCCTTCAGGAAGCCATCAAAGGCATCCTTCAAGACCGGGTTATCCACAGGATCATCAGTCGGAACACTGGTCTTATTCGCACTTGAGCCAGAGCCTAAACGGCGTTTGGCCTGATTGCGAACTCGATTATTGAACGACTTGCGGCTTTGGTTATCTACTTCACTTGAAAACGCTGTCCGATACGCTTGGTTAACAAGATCACCCATCTCAGGGATTTGTTTTCCCTGTTGCTGGTATCCTGTCGCCAGAACCAAAACTTGGTCGTAAAGCTGCTCACGGTTGTAAGCCTCACTACTCCCTTCGCCTAAGTCCTGATAACCAGTTTCTCCAAACAGTTTGTTATTGCCGATTTCCCCGACAGCATCATTAAAGCTGTCAAGTTCATCCCGGTATCGTTCGGTCTGAGCCTCTTGCTGTTGACCTCCGATAAACTGTTGCTGACTCATAACTGCTTGAGCCAGAACCGCCATCTGGCTGTCGTAATGCGTTTGCATATCGGCAGCCAGTTCGTCAATCTTGTCACGAAGACCCTCATCGTAGTCCTCACCAAGACCGATTCTAAACTGCTTGGCAACCTGCCCTTCCTGCGTATCCGTAGGATATTGTTGAGCAGATTGTTGCTGTTGAAGCTGCTGCATCTGTTGAGATTGCTGGTAATACCTACCAGTCGCCTCAACATGACGACGCAAAGCCTCTTCACTGGCATAATCATCCGGGTTCATTCCGTAATAATTAGCCCATTGCACAAGGGAATCTTCACCCGGATCGTCTTCGGGATCAGCGTCTTGTACTACTTGAGGTTCGTCAACCTCTTCTACGGTACCGGATTGCTCATCGGCACCAGTTGTTTCTTCAGCCTCATTCTCCTGATTTATCTCTTCAATGACATCCAAATCTTTGTCTGTCAATTCAACATCTTCTTCTTCTTCGTTAGTTATATCGTCGGCCATCTTTTCCCCCTAATAGTTTTTCGGTGCGGAATCGCCGTATCCGGCACTCCGATCACATAAACCACGATACCGCAGGTAGCCAGCACGTTGCTTTCGGCTCGTAAATAGTGCAGTACCATCACGATCAAAACTGACTCCTGTGAAGCCAGCACTCTTCGCATCTTCGTTAAATTGCTTTACCTGCTGGGGAGGGATGCCAGCAGCATCACTCTCCAGCCCTGTTGACCACCCCTTGGCCCCAAAATACCTGCCGCCAGCAGCTTTGGGCTGCTGGCCCTGCGGGTAGTCGTGCCAACGGAGTTTTCCGTCAGGATCTTTGTACAGGTATTCTTTTAACGCCATTACGCCTTTTGCCTTCCAAACTGGGCCATCTGATCTGGGTTGGGCTGACCACCTTGCAGCACCTGCTGCATGACGTTGCTACGGCTTTCAGCAGTACCACCAGTAGGCACATTACGACGAACGGACTCCCTAACCGTATGTGCTGCCTGCTTCGGCAACTCGTGAGTCGGCCCAGGTCGATCCTTCTTCGGCTCCTCGAAACGAATGATATTACGAAGTCGTGGCAGATCCATCAGGTCAGAGTAAAGCTCAACTAGCTCTTGGAAGTCAAGAGATCCTCCAGCCTCCATCATCTGCTGCTGCATTGGCAGCGCAATCTGCGTAACGAAAGTAGTCAATCCGTTTAACCGCTCAGAAGGAGACTTATACCGCATGGAATAAGGCTCAATGTCGAAGTTGTAGTCAAGAAAATCGCCTTCACGCATCTCCCCGTCCCAGTTTCTTCGAACAGTACCACCCTCAGTCTCGAACTCGATGGGCATCTCTTTGATCTGGTCAATCCAGAGCAGCCAACCAAGGTCCCGGCAGACACCGCTAGTAAACTTCACAACACGATACTGCATGTTTGCTTCACGCTTGCTGACTGCACCATGAATCAGCTTGTCTTGACCTAGCGTGCCAGACTGTGGTCCCAACCCGGCCATGGCCTGCAAGTTGCCAGCCATGCGGTCATACACCTCAGTCATGGAGAGCCCAAAGGCCTGATTCGCCTGATCCACACCACCCATCTTCATGACGTTCACAGCGTCGGGGTTGTCTACCCGAGTCCATTCGCCATCAGAAGCCTGCTCGATTCGCTTGGCATCGTCGTGGTGACCTGCCTGATAGAAGGGGATGTCCTTCTGCCGCTGCGCCTGTCGGCGCTGCTTGCGAAGCAGACCGTTGATTAGATCCGATAGAGGCTTCAGGTTCATCGCTGGAGAGATACCCATGATGTGATCCGGCACATCCCCAAAGGAAAGCAAGTGGAACGGACCCCGTTCAGGGCCTTGCCACTCCATAACCCTTAGGGGCTTCTCAGCATTGTGGACAGGCCAAGTAACAATCTTGTTCTCTTTAGGTAGCCAAACATCCATCAAGTCAATCATCGGTTCGT